CTTAGCCAAGCAAGCGAACCACGTCCCTACCTTTGCCGGGGCGACCTTTGAGCTGAACGGTAACGCGTACGTCATCGACGCTGTCAGTCAGTCCGCTGCCGACGCTATCAGGCGCCAGTCTATCCACCTAAAAAGGATATGGGTCTCGGCCCGCTCCTTCTTCCCCGCATGAAGTCGCTACTCATCCCCTCGTCGGTCTACAAGGCCGCCGCCCTAGACGAGAACAACCACGCCCTGCTTATCCTCTTAGACGGCACCGTCTTCGTCGAACTCCAGGCTAAGACTAACAAGGCCTTAGAGAAGGTTCTAGTCGGCTGGAAGGCTGAGACCCTCCCCTCCCTTGCCCGGTCAGACGTTCGCTTCTTCGCCGTGAACTGCGGCAAGGTTTTCGAACTCACCCTCTTTCGCCCTAAACGATGACCACCCAAGACCGCCTAGCCGCCGCCCTGCGCCGACTCCAGACCGAGGCCCGTAGCCTCTCCGCCTACCAGACCGCCTTCGTCACCCAAGCGGATATCCACCGCGTCAGTATCGACGGCGACCGCCTCCTCTCCGTCCTAGCGACCACGGACGCCACGCGCATAGAAGATATTAACGATATGGTCGACCTACGGGAACGCCTCAACATCGTCCGTGCCGACCTTGCCTCACTCCTGGTCAGCGTCCAGAACCTCCACGAGAAGGCCGAAGAGATGGATAAGACTTTGACCGACGCCGAGAACCTAGTCGACAACCCCGACGAGGGGCTGTAATTCATTCCAACATTCACCCCCACACGCCATGTACACACCCGAAGAAATCCAAGCCAAACTCGCTGGCAAGACGCGAGCCGACTACGACGCTATTGACGCGTTGAACCAGACCTCAGCGAAGTTGCTATTAAAGGCACCCGCGAAATACGCCCACGATAAGGCCAACCCCCGCAAAGACTCTAAGGCTCTCCGCGAAGGCATCATGACCCACGCCGCCGTCCTCGCTCAGGACGAGTTCGCTAAGTTCAAGCCCGAGCCCGACACGGATAAGCGCACAAAGGAAGGCAAAGAGGTTCACGCCTATTGGAAGTCCACACTCCAGCCGGGTGACGTGCCTTGCAAGGCTGACGAGTACGATAACGCCCTCTCCTATTCGGACGCCCTGCGTATCGCTATGGGTCGTTACAACATCGTCCCTATCGCCACGGAAGTCATGCTCACGGCTGACTATATGGTGCCTATCAAGGGCTCGCTAGACCTGATCGCCGCGGACGGGTACGTCTATGACATCAAGACCACGATGGAAGAGGCCACACCTAAGGGCTTCGGTCGTCAACTCATCTGGTCGGACGACTTTAAACTACAGGCCGCTTGGTATCTGCTCCTCTGTAAACTCAACTTCGGCGTACGCCCTAAGGGGTTCCGTCTCCTGGTCGTCGAGAAAGAGGCGCCGTACCTGACCGCTGTCTTCGAGCTACACCAAGACCTGATCGCGGAAGGCGAAGCCCTCATGCTCTCTGCCATCAAGGCCTACGAGGTCTGCAAGTCCTTTAACGAGTGGCCCGCCTACCCGTCCGAGGTCATCGTCATCGCCCGCCCGACCTCCGCTGCTCCCCTCGCCCCTATCAACTTCGCCTAACCCACAACCAACATGGAAAACCAAAACGACCGCCCGCCCCTCACCACCATCGACAAGACCGGCAAGTACGTCTTGAAGATGTCCCTCCCCAAAGAAGACAAGGTCAAGGTCTACGACGATGGCGTCGGTGCCCGCCTGTTCTTCAAGACCGCCGAAGGCCTGTGCTTCTCCAAGTCCTACGGCACCAAGTACGGCAAGTCGCTCGCCATGCTGGTCGGTAAGATCAGCGGGAAGTACGTCTCCGAGCCTAAGGCCTCCCTCTCGGTCCCCGACTTCCTCGACTACATTCGTCCCGCGACTAACGTACACTTCGAGGTCGAGGTGGAAGTGACCCCCGACGGCGAGTGGCAGGGCAAGCCCCAGTTCAAGTACAAGATGAACTTCCCCAAGGGCAAGGGCGTTGCCGCGTCGACCATCCCAACCCCGACCGACTGGTGAAGACCCCGCAGACCATCGTCCTCCTCTCTGGTTACGCCAGGAGCGGGAAGGACACGTTCGCCGAGGGGATGACCCGTTACAGCGCTAACGTCAAACGCATCGCCTTCGCTGATGCCCTCAAGGACGCCGCTAACGACTTCTCCATCAACCTAGGGCTCTCGGTTAACTTCCACGACGACAGCGTCAAGGCCACCCACCGCGAGACGCTCGTCGCTATGGGTCGCTTCGCCCGGTCTATCCATAAGGACGTGTTCGTCTACAACCTCACCGAGGCCGCCAGCCGTGAGCGTGGGCACGTGGTCGTCACCGACACCCGCTACATCAATGAGGTCGTCGTCACTAAGCAGCTGATGAACGAGGTCCGAGGCTGGAGGTTTATCCATCTGCACATCGAGACCGTCGGCATCGGCCCGGCTAACGACGAAGAGGCCGCCAGCATCCGCGAGATGCTCGAGGGTTGCATCCCGACCCAGACCTACGCCTTCCAACCTAACAGCGCCGCCATGATCCGTGACGTGGGCAAGTCGGTCGCCAAGCATTTAGAACTATGAGCCTATCCACGACATACTTCGTTCCCGTTGCAGACGGCAATCGCATCGGCATCGACTTCGGTGACCTATACTCCGATTGCTTCCCAGAACGAAAGACCAGCACCGTCACCTTTGAGATGGTTCAACGCAAGACAGACTCGTTGCCAGATGTAGGCTCCCGCATCACCTACGAGAACGAGCAGTTCTTTGTTAGGAGCGTCGTAAACCACCAGAGGTTCTGGACGTGCCGAAAGAAATGGACACGCACGACTGCGATGCTTGTCCGCAACCCTTACCGACGCATCACCGTCAACGCAGAATGAGCCGCAAACAAACCAAACAGGAACGCATCGAAGAACTCGAGAAGGAGGTCGCCGCCTTACACACGTTGAACGTGCAACTCGGCAACACGCTCAAGATGACCGAGGACGGTCAATGGGTCGTCATCTCCGAGAAGGACTTAAACCGCTACCGCAACGGCATCGACGCTCTCATCAAGGCCGGTGACCAAGTGACCGACTACCTTGCCGAGGTTAACACCGACGACGAGACCGCCTATATACTGCAACTGTGGAAAGACGCTAAGGGGTCGGACAAGTTCTAACTCGTGGCAACGCCCACCGACGACGAGCTGGCGGAGATGTCGAGGTGTTGGGGCGTGAGTATCGACCGCCTCCGCTTTCTCGCCACCTGTCCGCACTACGACTCTAGGCCACATATCCGGGTCGACGACTACAAAGACCCGACCGACCGACACATTGCCAAGGCCATCAGGGAAGCCATCCGTGGCTCCTGGCTAACCGCTGACGCCGCTAAGATTGCGGGCGTACCCTTAAAGACCATCGAGGCCTTCGTCTGCCGTCACGGCATCATCTGGCCTCCCGGCTGTCGGCGCCGTCTTGAGTGGGGACGCGGCACGACCCACACGCACCGCCTGAACGACGAGCATAACAACCTTCTAGCCAAGGGACGGCTGACGATGGCTCAGGCCGCAGCTCAGGGCATCGCCGAAGGGCTGACTGCTACCGAGACCGCCGAGAGGTTCGGCTTCTCCGCTCCAGGGATGTACAACTCTGCCGTGCGTCAAGGGCTGAAGTTCCGCAGCCACTTTGAGAAGTTCGGCAGACACAAAGGCAAGCCACCCGCTCCAAGTGTATGAGCCGCCTGACCAAGTTCATCTTCGCTTCGGACAGTCACGGGGACATGGCAGACCCGCAAGCCCTCGCGGCCCTCTACGAGTTTACCAAAGACTTTAAGCCCGACATTAAGATAGCCGGCGGCGATCACTACGACTTCCGCAGTCTCCGCAAGGGCGTGGGGTCCGACAAGGAAGGCGCTGAGTCTCTGCAAGAGGACATCGAGGCCGGCGAAGACTTCTTTGCCAAGTGGAAGCCCAACGTCTACCTCTGGGGCAATCACGAACACCGCCTCGACTCCATGCAGGGCCACGGGCAGGCCATCGTCCGCGACTATTGCACCGACCTCAAGGACCGCATCAACCGCGTCGCAAGGCAGAACGGGGCGAAGGTCATCCTGCCCTACCACGCCGACAAGGGCGTCTATCGTCTCGGCCCTGTCGCTATGGTTCACGGCTACGCCCACGGCGCTAACGCTACAGTCGTCCAGGGCTTGCACTACGCACCCTACGGCGGGGCTTTAATACACGGACACACCCACAACCTCGCAAGCGTCGCCTTGACCAAGCACGGGGGCGGTAACGCCTTCTCCGCTGGTTGCCTCTGCCGTAAGGACGAGATGGCCTACGCGGCCCACCGCCTAGCCACCTCCCGGTGGGGCTCAGGCTTTGTCGCTGGGTTCGTTACCAAGGGCGGGGACTATAAGGCTTGGCTCGTCCACAAGATGGGCGGCGTCTGGATCTGGCAAACCGAACTCAAGACCTTTACCCCATGACCCACCGCAAGCCCGACGCGCTGCTCCTACGAGTGATGGCGGCTATCCACAAGACCGCCGAGAAGCCCGCCAAAGGCTTCCACACTATAGACCAATGGGCCAAAATCTGGCAGTGCAAGCGCAACGCCGCTCGCGAGTACGTCATCAAGGGAATGCAGCTGGGACTCATCCAGGAGAAGACCTACCGCGTGAACATCCGGCGAGACGCCAAACCCTACCCTGTCGCCCACTACGGCGAAATGACTCGACCTCGTAAGACCTAAGCCCCTTAGTCCCCCACCTTACCTCCAAGCCAATGGAACAACCTCCCCCCTCTGCCTTAGACGCGGAACGGCACATTCTTGCCGTCTGCATCGCCCAAAGCCTACCGCTACCCGATGGGCTCATCCCGTCCGACTTTTGGGAGCCTCAGCACCAAGACCTAGCCGCCGCGATCAGCGGGCTCATCGACGAGGGGACAGCCCCTGACGAGTTAACCGTAACGCAGCGCCTTCGAGAACTCGGCTCACCCGTCGAGGCCTTCACGGTCTCGGACCTATCGACCACCGGGCAATTCATTCAGCCGAACGCCGCTTGGAGTCATGCGGTGATTAAAGCCCTTAACCTACGCAAACTTGGCGAGCAAGCCCGAGCCGTCCTCAAGGTCGTTAACGAGGCGGGTGCTGACCCCGAGGCCATCGTCCTTGCCCAAGAGCAACTTGCCAAGTCTCTGACACGGCGCAAGGGGCACGGAAAAGAAACCTCACAGGCCTTCGACTTCCGCACGATGGTCGCCTCCGACAAAGACCTAGACCCTTCCTGCGTCCTCGGTAACCGCTTCCTCTGCCGTGGCGGCTCCTGCCTTCTGGTATCGCAGACTGGGGCCGGCAAGTCAGCCCTCGTCACTCACGCCGCCCTATCCCTCGCCCTCGCTCCTGGTCACGACTTCTTTGGCATCAAGTCCCGCAAGGGTCCTCTGACCTCGGTCATCATTCAATCGGAGAACGACGAGATGGACGTCGCTGAGTCTATCCAAGGTACGCTCGACGGTATGGGCATCCCTCGGGGCTCGCAACTCGTCGACCAACTAGCCGACCGAGTCTTCTACTACCGCGAGGCCGTTAAGACAGGCGAGGCCTTCGGGCTACTCCTCCGCGAGCTAGTAACCCGCCATAAGGCTGACTGCGTCTGGATTGACCCCATCCTTGGGTTCGCCGGCGTGGACCTATCCGATCAGGAGGCCGCGTCTCACTTCCTGCGTCACATCATTCAGCCTGTCCTGCAAGACACGGGCGTCATCCTGTTCTCCGTCCACCATACCACTAAGCCGTCCAAGGACAAGTCCACGTCACTCGGTGACCTCGCGTACGCTGGTAGTGGTAGCGCTGAACTCGCTAACTGGCACCGCTCCGTTATGGTGCTGACCAAAGACCCGACCGCCGAAGGCATAGACGAGCAGCCGTTCTATACCCTACGCATCCCTAAGCGCGGTGGACGTGCCGGACTCAAGGACGACCAGGGCAACTACACCTCGTCCATCCCCCTCCGTCACTCCCGAGAGCAGGGACGCATCGCATGGGAACGCCGAAGCCAGTCCACAGTCGCCCCGCAGACCCCACTTCCTAGCCCCGCCAAGGGGTCTACAAGGCGTTTTAGTGCCTAGGTTGGTATCCTCGTAGCCTCTACCCCCCTAAGCCCCCCTCGTTAGTGACCCAAA